TCCATGGACCTTAATGAGGTCACGGGCGCCTTGAGGGCAAACATCGGCGCATTGATTTCCTCACCAGTCAGTTCTTCTGCCGCTCAATATTCTGGCAAGCTTTCGGCTTCGCTAGATGAGTTCCGATATTGGAAGACAGAACGTAGTGGTAAAGAGATTGGTCGCCATTGGTTCACTCAGGTGGGCGGCGGAACTAATGATGATCCTGAACCCTTTAAGACGACTCTAGACAAGGTAAACACCGATCTAGGAGTATACTACAAGTTTAACGAAGGAATTACCGGCGTAGCTGCCACGGATTCTGTCCTTCTTGATTATTCGGGACGTATCAGTAATGGTAGTTGGACCGGATATTCATCAGCTTCCAGGGCGACTGGTTCAGCTATTGTCCTTTCGAATGCTGCCATCAAAGAATTTAAGGATCCGATTATCTATGCATTTCATCCTGAAGTTTCTGCACTGGCAACACGAATGCGTCTTACTGGATCCAGCTATGACGTTACAAATAACGCTGCCATTTATAATACTATCCCCGCATGGATTACAGAAGAAGACAACGAGGGGCAACGCCAACTCAAACAGCTTGTACAAATTATGTCGAGTTATTTTGACACGTTGCAACTTCAGGTCGAATCTCTTCCCAGCTTGGGGAATATCAATTATGCATCTGGAAGCCATAAGCCCCTTCCGTTCGCGGATCGCCTCGTTAGCTCAGCAGGGTTGGCTGTTCCAGATTTATTTATCGATGCTGACATCATTGAAAAGCTAGCAGATCGCAGCGAAGATCGCATCTATGAAAAATCACTGGCTGATATTAAGAATACCATTTATCAGAACATCTATAATAACTTGGTTTACATTTATAAAACCAAGGGAACTGAAAAGTCTTTCCGTAATTTAATTCGCTGCTTCGGTATCGACGACGATCTTGTTAAACTAAACATGTATGGCGACGGAATCGAATATGAAGTTCGAGAAAATCGCCGCACCGTTTCTGTCGTTGATAAGTTTATTGATTTTAATACGCCTGATAACACATCTGCTACGGTGTACCAATCTCAGGGCAGCGACACCACCAACACCAAGGGATATCTGCCTCAAACTAGCGCATCCGCAACCGGTTTTGCACAAACTTTAGAAGCAGACATCCTTTTTCCACTAAAGCCCGACGAGAATGCCTCATTTTATTATAACACTAATACTGTTAGCGCTTCGCTTTTTGGAGTGCACGCAGTTCACAATAATGAAAATTATACTACCTGGGCCACTTCTCCGGCTGATAGCGCTAACTTCCAGGTTTATGCCGTCCGCGATGAACAAACTTCTGATAGTGTTCGTTTCGTACTTACAGGAACTGCCGGAACATGTGTGCCCTGGTCGATGGCGTCGGATTTATATGAAGCAGTTTATAACAATACTTACTGGAATTTAGCAGTTCGCATTAAACCCCTCAATTATCCCCAGGCTGGACAGGTTCTTGGCGCTCCCACAAGTGCTAACATCAACAACTACACCATAGAGCTTCATGGCGTTCAGCTAGACGCCGGCACAGTACGTAATGAGTTCAACCTCGCTGCGACTGTTGAAGGAGCCCCAGGCGGCTTTGTGACAGGCAGCAAGAGAGCCTTCATCGGCGCCCACCGGACTAACTTCACCGGTTCCGTTCTAGAGGCGTCTGATGTTAAGGTAAATGCATGCCGTTATTGGTATGATTACTTAGAAGATGATGTGTTGGTTGGACATGCTTACGATACTCAAAACTACGGGTCTCTATATCCCAATCGTTATGCGTTTCCGTTTAATGCTTCCGCGTCGTTTGGCGAGGTGTTGCAGTCGGATACTCTTGTATTCAATTGGGAGTTTGCTGAGAACACCGGATCAAATGCTAGCGGACAATTCTCGGTAGCGGATGAATCATCGGGATCAATTGACACAGCAGCTAGATTTGATGCGCTTGGGAATATTCTGGGCTATCAATACCCAGCCAAGGGCTATGGCTTCTTAGAGTCTTCCACAAAGGTTGTCGACAAAGACCACGTGATCTCCTCCAAGCTACAACTACCAGAGAACGTTCACTCCAGCGACATGATCACAGTCTTAGGCGCCCAGGAACAACAGGTGTTTACTCGCGACTCACGACCCGTTAACTACTTCTTTGCTTTTGAGAAGAGCATGGCCCAAGCTCTCTCGGTTGAAATGATCAACTATTTCGCTACGCTCAAGGATATCCATAATCTCATCGGCGCGCCAGTGAATCGCTATCGCCCAGAATATAAGGGACTGAAGGTTCTGCGACAGCGATTCTTTGAGCGTGTTTCTAACTCTGAAATTGATTTTGAGAAGTTCTATGAATTCTATAAGTGGTTTGATTCATCGCTCACGATGATGTTGCAACAGCTTGTTCCTGCCTCTGCTGATTTCTCAGAGAATGTGCGAACGGTTATTGAGAGCCACATGCTCGAACGAAGTAAATATCAACACAAGATTCAGAATGTTAAGCAGCAATCCGCCGACCCGGAAGGAACTTTATTGGGTAACTCCACGCAGATGCCACAGGGTGGCTCTCCCGAAGACAATCCGCCTGGCACCGGCTTCTTCTCGGCTAATGCCGCCACGCGAAGACAGCTCGGAACATCTCAGCCAATCAACTTTAAGAACTGGAACTTCATTCATGCACCAGTTCCGCGCCCTCCTCCGGTACCCAAGTCCATGCTCTTCGACGGCGACGAGCCCAGCGAGATTGATATTGGTGCCGATTCTGTTTGGAATCCTCTAGTAGGACTCGCCGGCGCTGACGCAAAAGCTTTTACTATCTCTGCCTGGATTAAAGCAGATGGAACAACAGGACAAGGAGGCGGCTACGGAGTGATATTAGATCTTGCTGCCTGGGACCGTGTCCTCCTGGTAGATTATTCTTCGTTGCCTTATAGCACTTATAATCTTAAGTATTATATGCGCGGCAGCACCCCGGGACAGGCTAACACCGCCACCGGCGGTTTGAATAAAGACGTCTGGTATCACGTTGCTGTCACGTATACCGGCGGCACAGCCGGCACAATAGTTATATATGTCGATGGCGCTGACGCCACCGACTCGGTCACGACACCCTCTGTTCCCGACGCCATCGGTAGCGGTCATGGTTGCAACATCGGAGTAGATTATGGAGGCAGCGTGCAAGCCTTCGGCGGCAATATGTGTGATATCGCCATTTGGGACAAAGCCTTATCAGCCGCAGAAGTATCCGAAATTTATGGCGATGGCAAACGAGTTAACTTAAAGAAGGTGGTTGCCACTCCCAATCTTCTGACCTGGTGGTTGATGGGCTCGGACCCGCTGGATACTTACAATGGTACGATTTATGATCAAGTTGGAGGCAGAAACGGTACCGCAAGCAATTTCGCCTCGGCAGCATCTATCGAGGAAGATTCACCAGCCTTTGAACCCGCATATTATGGATCAATTACAAATGAAAAGTCTATTTGGTGGCAATCCGAGGCTGCTCGAAATACGATTGCATTAGTCGAGGACACGCCCTCGGCAGATCCCGGCTTGTTGAAAAATAAGCAAACTATATTGGAGAATGTTAAAGCCACCAACAAGAGAGCGCAGCAGGCTCCCTATAAATTTGGCGCAGAAGGCAATTCAACACTGGGTGGTGTTGGATTTGGTATCAATAAGAAGACCGACTTTGTCTTTGTGGCCACGACCCCATTTGGTTCAGTAAGGAATGGCGCAGCTGAAAATATCATGGTTGGCTTCCGACGCGAAGTTGAGGAGCTAATGAATACGAAGGATGTTTATCATCCAGCTTTTAAACAGAGCCTCGGATTCCAACTGAATCCCGATATCAACCGAGACAATAGTGACCTTCATAAGGGCGATGGCAATCTATTGGCGCCATTTAGCATCTACTCTTCCTCAGTTACCACTGGACAAAACCTTCAAGTTATCCAAAACTATGCACCTGAGATTGAGATTACAAATCTACACCATGATATCGTTCATGACAGCGACACACCGCTTCAGGGACCCTTTACAGAGAAGTTTGTTGGCGGTCGTCAATACCGACACACTGAATTAAATGAGGGATCTGATAGTGCCCGCTACCGCGCTGAAGGTTGGAAGATAAAGTTCGATAAGGTTCTGTCGAAAGACGGCGCAGACTTTGAAACACCAATGATTGGCATCGTGCCGCCCAACTATGATGGCGGCGCCGCAGAGGGATTTGATAAAGATGTTCCCACTGCTCATCGCCTGCGCAACGTTGGTGCCAAGCGCCCCATAAACATTCAGAATGTTAAGATGACCACCTCTACAGTGGGCACGAACCTTTCGGGAACGCTAGCCCATGGCAAGATCGGAAACTACCAGAAGAATTACGAAGTGGTACAGACGTCTGGCCGTACTCAAAACGATTTCTATTTCAATGATCAGTCATTTGATTTTGCTTCGAATCCTGAGACTCTTGCTACTCGTGGTCGATCGCCGATGAAGCAGGATCTAGGAAATACTGGCGGCACTCTGGATTATGAGTTGCCTAATCGAACCGGTGCGAATTCCAATCAATCTGTTATTGTAAATCGCTTTAGTGCTGGTGGTGCTGGCTATGAAGTCGACTCCCTCGGATATATGGACCCAGCGCATGAAGAGATGTCAGTTTACAATGCGTCTCCTTACCGAAGCCCCCGCACCCTTAACTTTGGAAATACAGGATCTCTTGGACAAGTCTACGGCGAACTTTCAGGCACCATCCAGGTCCGAGATCAGATCGGAAGGCCGCGAGGTCTTAGACAGCTTTCTAGACTTCACAGTGGCAGGTTCGGTGCAGATGGAGTCTTCGGGGAAGTTGTACCTCAGACATATGTGACCGTTCCGTCTTATCACAAGACCAATCGGAATGCTAAGGTGGTAATGAAAGAGGTCACTGGGCATGCTGCTAAATTTGATAGCCCCTATGAGTCTGGAGTTGGATATGCCGTTGCAACTATCGCTAGCGGATCCCAGTACGGTTACATCGCCGGGTACTACTCAGGCAACGGCACCCCCGGCGACAATGCCGGCCGCATCATGACGTCTCTCCTCTACGGCTACCCGTATCCCGGCGGCACAATGCCATGGTCCATGGCAACATGGCTTTATATTGATGCAGAGTCGCCCAATATGCCTCCCCCGGGAGATATCTCGTCCAATGCCCATCTAGGTCGACATAATGTATTTTCTGCGCTTGATATAACCAGTCTGTATTATGATCAAAGTAATAATAAAATGATGTGGCATTATAGTTCTTCCTTAGGTGGATCGAATAATGGTTTTATTAAAACAATTGGGGATGCACCTTTAAATCAATGGTTCCACGTGGCACTGGTTAAAAAACGCGGGCGCAACGCAGGCAAACAGGATGAAAAGTTTCTGAGAATGTATATTAATGGAGAGGAAAATTGGCAGCTGCACGAGCACACCAACGATGGTGAGAGCGCTACTGGTCTGCTAACTCTTCCTGACAGCGTTCATGGTTACTACGGCATTTCGTGCACCATCGGCGCGGGGCATGCCGCCGACCCGGCAGTTCCACCAACGGTTACGGGCTCATATCCCTGGATTGGTTCTATGAGTGAAATGGTCTGGTATCGCCGACCGCTCACTACGACACCAATTCGGAGCCTATATAATGGAGGATATACATTTGACCTTTTTGATAAATCGATGGTTAAACAAATCTCAACAGAAACTATACGCCAAGAGTATAATAAACTGGGTATGTCACACAGTTCGGTGGCATCGGGATCCTATCCTACTGATTTGTTAACCAATCTTTTTGGATATTATCGTTTTCATCAATTTTCCGGTTCTCAAGTAGGAGGGACGAATTCATCTTATGGGTATTCAGATAATCCCGCGGCTTATAGCCCGACCGATCGATGGAATACTTTAGGAGTTCTTAATGCTATAAATATACATTGGAGTGGATCCTATCCCGGCAGACCCCTGAGCTACGGAGAGTACGCCGCTGCAGCCGGAGACAATTCAGTGTTTGCTTCTATTATTCTTAATGGGAATGTCAAGTTCGAGTCAACTCAAACACCTCGTCACGTGCAACGATCCATTCAGTATGATAATTTGTTTGTACAGCATCCAATTCCGAGATCTGTGCAGCAATATAGCTGGGTTACTTCTTCTTTACGGTCCCACTCATCATATCGCCCCTTCCCGGCGCAAGATATTTTTTACGATCTCGAACCGCCGAGTTGTATAAAAGCCACTGCTCTCGAAGGTATTGCTACTCACGGAGATATTTTTTCTCGTGGCCCCCGCGTTCAAAGGGTCAACGGCGCCTGGTCCGGTGCACCCACCGACGTCACCGGATCAGATAGATTGATGTTTTTCGGTAGAGAGCCCTTGCATGTTGGCTTGAACACAATGATTACAGACCCTGTAGATACGAGCCTTCATATCCAGGGCGGTACAAATTATGAGGCAACCAATGTAATCTCTTCTCGCGGTGGAATGTATTTTAACACGACC